GCCAATGGCAAAGTCGGTAAAGGTTCTAGCAATCAACGTCGTACTTCAGATTTAATCATTTCCCTCATCAACAATGTAGCTCAAGCTGCAGTTAAAGCTGATGTAGCGGAGAAAGGAAAAGTTCTCATGAAAATGAAAGTTGTATTAGCCACCACTAACAATAGAAGCTTAAACGCTGAAATTGAGAGTCATTGCCCTGGCTCAGTGCGCAGACGTTTCAAGTATGAAGTTGAATTTGTTGTCAGACCCGAATGGTGTATTCCAGGATCTCATGAAGTTGACTCTACTAAGGTCCAGGAACATTTTCCTGGTCAGCAGTTCCCTGACGTATGGGACTTCCGTATTTCCAAATGTCAATTGGTACATGCTACGGTCAATCAAGCGGGTTTTATCATGAACACCATCAAAGCTCCGTCCGGTAAGGATGTCTTCAACATGTATGAATTTACTTCGTACATGCGTGATGAGTCTAAGAACCATTTCCGTGTTCAAAGAGCAAACGTGAACAACATGACCCGAGAAGTAGAAATTGATGACACCACTCAGTTGCCCTCAGAAGTTTTACAGTATCGTGGTCAATCCATGACAGAAGACGCATACGATTTCATTTTTGGTGAAGACCAATATGAAGCCCCTACAGAAGCTGAAGCTGCCTACTTGCGCGACACTGTGCAACTCATATACCAAGACCCTCGTGTCACAGGTATGTTGCGTGCTCAAATGAGTTGGAAAAATTGGATGGTTATCAACGCTCTACCTAGTTTCTTCTTGAACATCTGGATCCGCGTTGGCGGCGAAGCCTACAAATTTATTTGTGTGTGCTTATCTATCTTCGCTTGGGGACCGTTCTTTGTGTCCGTTTCAGGTATCAAGTACGCTAACGAGATTGCCATTTTGCTGTTTCTGTTATGTCTATGGGTAATTGTAAACATGTCCGTCAACTGTATTTTCGAAACTATAGCTGCCAACTGCGCTAGCAACACTATGCGTTCTGTCTGGCGTTCTGTATTTCAAAGAACCGGTAGAACGACCATGCTCAAACGTTTTGCTGTGGCTGGAGCTGGTTTCATGTTCATTACTTGGCTTCTCACAGTTTCAGAAATTACCTACGATGGACAATCGATGGAAGCTGATACAGTTGAAGAAGAAATTGAAAAGATTCGAATGCCTTCTATGTGGAGAAAATTCACTGGCATTGTTGGAACCTCCGCAGGAGGACGAAGTGTTACCATGCGTACTAATGAATTGGTTAATGCTATTTCCAGCAACGTTGTCAGAGTTACAGTCTCTAGTAAAGGCCGAAAAGAAATCACTACTGCATTTTTTGTAGCTACAGGATACTTGTTTATACCGAAGCATTTCTTTCGAAGTCTTAAAGAAGACGTTTACACTTTCGAAATACACCGTGAAAATGGTAGAGTTGAAAAAGTCGCCGTGGACCTACGTTCATATGGTGAAAAACGTCAATGGGTTGAACTTGCACAAGACGGTGTTCTTATCCGTGTTACTGGTGTAAACCGTTCTAAAGACATTATCGAATATTTCTCGCAACGTGTCTCTACGGCTGGTTACAATGTTTCCAAGTTTCTAACTCGGAATGCAGACATGACTATGCCAGATCTGACAGTTTCTGAAGCTATCCCTCGCAATTTCGAATACTCTTTCGAAGATTCTATGTATCAAGGCAGCGGTTTCTTCGGACACCTTTCCACTACTACTAGTGCTGGAATGTGTTGTTCGCTGGTCGTCGCAGATACTAAGAAACCCGAAATTTACGGATATCACATTGCTGGAAATTCTTCCGTCAAATCTACGGCTGGACACACTTTGATCCAAAGTCTCACTCAAAAGGATATCAAAGATGCAATTGCCGTACTAGATGAAGTCTGTGAATTCAAGTATATTCAGCAAGACCAAGCCTACACTGCCCACCATATGACTGTTTCAACTACAGATGTGCATCCACTGTGTGCCACTAAGCATTTGGATAAAAACACTCCCGTAGAAGTCATTGGCACTGTTCCTGGTTCTGGTCCCAGACAAATGAAAGTTCGACACACTCCTTACCATGACAAAGTTGAAGCAGAATTCGACATCAAAGACGAGTATGCCAGGCCTAAAGCCTGCGCTACAGTCATTGACGGTGAAGTCTGGAGCCCTTGGATCAATTGTATCACCGAATTTTGTTCCACACGCTCGCTTATACCCTACACACTCCTAGCTTATGGACAAGACATGATTTTTGGAAGGATCAAAGGAAAAATGGACTTATACCGCCGTGCAGGCGGAAAATGTTCACCTCTCACTCCTGAAGAAGCCTATCGTGGAACCCCTGACAAAGGTTTCGAAGGACATACCTGGGGCACATCGTCTGGTGTCATGTGGGGTGGTAAGAAGTGGTCTTGGTTGATGAACTTTGACCTCCCTCGCACCTACAAACCCGAAGTTATGACTGCTGTACATGAGTCTATTGCCATCGCCAGAAAGCGCATCCGCCTGATGAACACTCTGAATGCCAACCTCAAAGACGAACCCTTGAAAAAGAAGAAAGTTGATGAATACCGCACTCGAGTCTTCTTCTCAGACGAGCTACACATTATGATTATCTTTACCATGTTCTTTGGACCTCCTCTAGCCTATTTACTGTTGCATCCAGCTACCGCATGCTGTGCAATCGGACTGAACGCTATGAGTTTCGATTGGGATTGTGTCTGGCACTTTCTGTTGCGTACGGGCGAGAAATTCACCGCTAAACCAACAGACGGCATAGCTCTAGACTTTATAC